GGTCCTTAAGCCGTACATGCTTGTTGGGTTAAGTAACTTTAGGCATTATGGTAAGATACACTCTGGTAATTTAGTTGATGCGATTTTGTATAAGTCTCCAGAGTATTGGTCTTCTGAAATATCGCGTGAGAATAATCTCTCGGTTTTAAAGGAGACCGTGTATGACCAAATTATTTCAACCAATACACCTTTAACTTCTGAAAGTTCTGGTTTTTTCTCTACTAATTTACTTTGCCAGAATGCAGTTAGTGTTTCTCATAAAATAAGGAAGAGTTCACCTGATTTCAATCTCTCTGTTTATTTAAATGGTGTAATGATAGCTGACATTCCTGCGGGCTTTTCTTCCGCCGAGGTCGATTGGAATTTTGTTGAGGGTGTTAATAATATAAATATTCTTTATGATAAAAATGTAAGTGGATATTTTTCCTTCAGTTTAATGGCTGGGGTTAGTTTGGAAGAGTATGGTACAGTTTTCTTGGATTACTACAATTATGTTGATCCAATTGAGTTTAGGAAAAGATCTTCTGATTCCGTAAAAATATTTACAGTTGATTCTTTATTTGGTAGAAGAGAGATCTTGTCCTCTACCAGCATAGGACAGAGATCTCTGATAAGATATTATTCAAGCATGTCTGATGTTATTAGTGCAGTCAGATATAGGGTGGATTTAATTAGGTATTCAAATCCATTGAAGACGCCAAGTGTTAATTCTGTAAAAGTTAAATTTAGACATTCGGATGGTTAATTTATATGTTTAGAACTTATAAAAATAGAGCAAAATATGAGAGAATTCTTCAGCCAGCATTTGCAAAGTTTAGAACTAAGTATAGATCTCATAGATCAAGTCAGCTTGAGAACGTAGAAACTAATCTTTTTAAGATAGATTTAGAGAGAATTTATAAAAGTTTGCAAGAAGTAGATTCTAAAATCCTAGAAGATTTAACGTATTTTGTTGGTGATGTTGAAGACGTCGATAGTTCGGTACTATTAAGTGAGGGTCTTTCCTACAATCTTGATGGTGTAGATTTTTATTTCGATGATACTGGAGTAAATTCTCAGGATGTAGAGATAAAAACTATCAACACTATGAGTTCTAAAATGTCAAGAATTTTCGATAAGGTTCAAAGACTAGAGAGAGATAGTAATTATGGCTGATATAATTCATACTAAAAAGAGGGATTATAAATATAATGGTCCCGTAGACAGCTCTGACTATAACGCCAGGATTGAAGAGAACTATAAGGACCTTGTATATCTTTATAACAAAGCCGCTTTGATTGACGCTAAGTTGGCTAGTGCATTCGAGAGGGTTCTTAAAGACCACATATTTTTAACTTCTGCGATTGAAGACTTAGATGACAGGATAGCTGCCTTAGAGGCGGCAGAGAAAAAGATTTCCATACACTCTTTTAGCCAAGTAGATTATGCTTCGTTAGCTAGTTCTTCTTTTGCTGTTTCTGGAACTGAGCTTCTTTATTTTGATCCAGTCTATAATATAATTACTCTTCCTAAAGTGGAAAGCGGTTCTTATTCTAAGCTAAAGTTTTCTGGTGCAGTAACGGGGCAGGTTGTCCCAGACTTTTTTAAGGCTAGAGTTGATACTACTTTTGCTGGTGTTGATGGGCCCGGGTCTGTTGTTGACTCTACTCCAATATATAATGCTCTTTTAGATAAGTCTGATAAGTTTTGGAGCAGAACAGTTATAGCTGATACACCGTCTGCTTCTGGTGCTCAGATGATGCTGTATTTGAAGGTTCCTTCCGAAGTTTCTGGTTCTCTGAAAACTAATATTTTAAAACTTAATCCTTATCCAGCTTTTGGTGTTGATATTGCTTCTATTGAGTACACTACAAAGCCTAATCCTGTTTTAGATTCCTCTGATGGATGGCTCCCTTTAAATAGAACTGCGCTATATGATGGCGAATCCGATGCTGTCGGCAAGGTTCCACCCGGGGGTTGGGATGTTATTGGTTCCGATAAGGTCAGTAATTCAGGTCCATTAGCTTTTGTCTTCCCTGATACTGATATAACTGCTTTAAGGGTGAAGATGAATCAGAGGAGCTATTTCACTGAGCAGGGTAAAGCTATCTATACTTATGGTTTATCTGATTTAGATGTCGGATTCAATAAGTATTTACCAACTGGTAGAACTATTATCAAGTTCACTCCAGCAGATGGTAGTGTAATTAACAATATTGTTAGTGTTAATCCAAAAATATATAATGTTCCAAGAAGTCTTATGTCTAGTGCATTTTCTTATAGAGTAATATATGAGAATGGAGGGGTTTATTCTTTGACTAATCCTGGAGCTTCTAATAGTGTTTGGATAGAGGTTACTTTAAGTATGCTTGATGATAAGACTGCTCCGGTTTTGAGTGATCTTATAATTGAGTATAACTAAAGTGGGGAAAACAAGTTTTTAAATTACTATATATATCATACCGTTTTATAAGGAGATAAGAAATGGCTACATTTTACGTAGGTCCTAGACCAGTCTTAAAGGGTCGTAGTACTGTTAATATGGTCAACCCATATACAACTATGACCGGCAAAGCAAAGGGTACCGGCACCTATTCTTTCTATCCACTGTACAGCACAGACCATGTACTTGACGGTGCTCCCGATAATCATCATGTTCCTGGTACAGGCCGTCATCCTGGCAACCTGTTCCTGTCACAACTGTTTACGGGATCTGTTTTCTATGTTCATCCTCTCTCAGGCACATTCCCAGACGGTAGTGCCACGTATGAGGGTGCTAGATTTAGGCCATATGAGTACAAGGGTCTAGAGGGTTCTGTTGCTTTCCCAAGAGATTTTGGTCAAGCAAATCAGTACTTCTCTGAGTACAGCTATAACAATTATATCTTTGATGGTGTAGACTCAGCTAATGTCATGACCGGTGTCGGTCATGCTCAGAGAACCGAGGCTCAAGGGGCGCCAAGTTCATTTGGCTACTTTATCCCAGCTGCCTTTAGTGGTGTTCAAAGTGCTGTTGTCTTCACCGCAGGATATGGTGAGGCTTATCCTACAGGTTATGACAATGAGTATGGGCAAAATAGAGTTCAAGAGTTCCAAGGGGTTCCTTCGGCCAAAGCTCTCTGATATATTCTCTGGACCACTTGTTTTAGATTCCAAGGATCGAACAAGCGGAGTTTATGGATGGGTAGCATTGGTCTTGGGTATTATGGCATATGATATTTATGCTATAAAGTCCAGTAAGATCGAAACTCTAACTAGGTCTTTCTGGAGACTAACCGAAAAACCGAGCACAGGGAGCATATTTATAGGAGCGTGGTTAGGCTTAACTTTTCATCTTCTTATAGAGAAGCTAATACGTAAACAATATAGTTAAAGAGGTTAAATTATGAATAAACTTTATAAAGACGTAATAGAAAGAGCAGCTTGGACAGCGGCTCAGGCTTTCTTGGCCATTTACACCGTTGGTGGTGTTGACGAGCTCAAGGCTGCCGCGACAGCTGGTGTTGCAGCTGCTATCAGCGTTCTCAAGGGTTTTGTTGCTACACGCGTCGGTGATCCCGGCAGTGCAGCTACCCTTAAAGGCTGAAGCTTAAGCTACACGTAATACCTTTCCCTGTGCTATAATGCACGGGTGAAAATCTATAGAGTGACCCCGCCATTAGGCGGGGTTATTCTTTTCATCAGCAAGTTTATAAGTTTTGGTAGTTTTATTTAAGATTATAAGGGAAGTAAGTGTCGTCATTAGATATTGAGTCAGTAGTTGAAGAGAGTGTTCTTCCGATAGATGTCGCCAATAAGTATCTGAAATTGTATGTCGCTGACATAGAGTGGGAAGAGCACATAGTTCGTTTATGGAATTTGTTTCTTAAAAAAGAAAGTAATGAGAATGTAGCAAAAGACCAGATGAAAAGAGCGATAGCTTGTGCTACTATACTTCCTCTGGCTGAAAAAGTTCCAATACCTGATCCTCCTCATAATCTTCTTTTTTGGTGTACTAGGTGGGAGCAATTTAATAGAGATGATTGGTTTGATATATATAAAAGTGTTTTAAAAGAAGATTTAGAAATTTCTAAAAAAAGAAATATTATCATATCAGAAGGCGTTATAGATCCAATAGATGTTTTACCAATGACTCGTCAAGCATTTAATTGGCTATACGAAAATGTGAAAGAAGATAAAACTGTCAGAGAAGAATCTTTGGCAGGTGTAAAAGATAAAATCTCTAACCTTGTTAGAGCTTACGGCGGTGCTGTTATTTGTAATATTTTTATGAATCACAAGCATCATGTAAATGGTATTCCTAATTGGAGAAGTGGTTATTTTTTTGAGAGAGAAATACATAAGGTTTATACTGTCGACCAGATCTTAAAGATTAAAAAGGCAGAGCTAGCTAAAACAAACAATAAATACGTAATCAAAGTAAATAAATCGGGAGTAAAAAATGTCTAATAATATTCTTAGTGAGGATTTTGTAAACAGCTACATTGGCAAAACAGCGCCTTGGGGTTTTAATGGTTTAGGTGAAATCGTTTATCGTCGTACATATTCAAGAGATGTTGAGGATCTGGGCAGAAAAGAGTACTGGCATGAGACCATTGCTCGCTGTATAGAAGGCGCACAGGCAATAGGTGCTAACTATACTAAGGAAGAGGCTGAAAGATTATTTGATTACATATTTAATTTAAAGGGTATATTTGCAGGTAGATCTCTTTGGCAGCTAGGGACTCCACTGGTTGAAAAGATGAGCGGCGTCTCACTTGTTAACTGCTGGATGACAACCATTTCAAAGGTTGAGGATTTTCAGTTCCTCATGGATCATTTAATGGTTGGTGGTGGAGTCGGATTCACTGTTGAAAGAGCAGTTGTTCACGACATGCCGAAGGTCAAGCAGGTTGATAGTATTCTACATGAGAAGACTAACGACGCAGACTTTATAGTTCCAGATTCAAGACAGGGCTGGTCCTCTCTTTTGGGTAAAGTTCTGGAAAGCTACTTCCACACCGGTAAGTCATTTACCTATAGTACAATTTTGATTAGAGGTTATGGTGCGGCTCTAAAAACATTTGGCGGTACTGCGTCTGGTCCAGAGGTTTTAATCGAGGGTATGGCTGATATAGGTAAGATCCTTGATGCCCGTGTTGGTAAAAAGATTCGTTCCGTTGACGCCCTGGATATTTGTAATATCATCGGTAAGATCGTGGTTGCTGGCTCTGCACGCCGTTCAGCACAAATAGCAATTGGTGATCCAGATGACTTCTTGTATTTGCGCGCGAAGAACTGGTCAAAGGGAGATATCCCTGCATGGCGCGGTAACTCAAATAACTCCATTTTTGCTGACTCTTACGACGAGATAATTGACGAATTTTGGAAAGGCTATGATGGATCTGGCGAGCCATATGGTTTAATTAACCGTGATCTTATTCGCAAGTATGGTAGATTGGGTGAAAAAGTTAATGACAAGGGTGTTATAGGAACAAATCCTTGTGGCGAAATAGGTCTTGAGGATGGTGAGCCTTGCAATTTAGCTGAGATCTTCTTGCCGAATATCGAAAGCAAAGAAGAGCTTATGGATTTGAGTAAGCTTCTTTATAAAACTCAAAAAGCTATCACCACTTTAGCTTACCCGTACGCTAAGTCTCAAAGCGTTATTGCTAAAAACCGTAGACTTGGTCAGGGTGTAACTGGTTGGCTTCAGTCTACTGAGGAGCAGCTGTCTTGGGTTAGCGAATGCTACGAGGCATTAAGAGACTACGATAAAGAGTGGTCTTCTGAGCTAGGTATCAATCCTTCAATTAAGCTTACATCAGTTAAGCCATCTGGAACTCTAAGCCTTCTTGCTGGTGTCACACCGGGAATTCATCCCGCGTACTCAGAGTATTATATTCGTCGTGTTCGCATGGGTAGTAGTGATCCATTGGTGAACTACTGTAGAGAAAAAGGCTACGATGTTCAGTATGACATTGGTCTTGATGGAAAAGAGAATCACACTGTTTGTGTAGTATCATTTCCCTGTAAGACCCCTGAGCATGCGACTTTGGCTAAAGACTTAACTGCCGTTCAGCAGTTGGAGTGGGTTGTAAAAGCTCAGAGCGAATGGGCTGACAACAATGTCTCTGTTACAGTTTATTACCGTAAAGAAGAGCTACCTGAAATCCAGGAATGGATGAAGAAGAACTACAAGAACAGATTGAAGTCTGTTTCATTCTTGCTACACAGTGATCACGGCTTTGCCTTAGCCCCCTACGAGGAGATTTCAGCTGAGCAATATGGTAAAATGGAGTCTAAGATAAGAGACATTACTTTTATTGATGATATAAACGAGTTCTCTCTTGACAACTTGGAGTGTGAAGGCGGAGCGTGTCCTATTAAGTGAGATTATGGAATCCAACTCAGAAGATTTTGAGAAAAGATTTAGTGAGATAATATCATCTGAAGATTTAAAAAAAATATCTGAATCTTTTAAGAAAGAAGAGACGTTTACCCTTCAGGAGCTCCTGCTGGTTCAGCAGTCGTTGCTGGAGGCTGTATCTAATGTTTCGGAGATTTTGTTTTTACATGTTAAAGATAAAGAAGATTTATTGTTTAGAGATGATAACATATATCACTCCTTATTGAGCTGCATTTATAAGATATGTGAAGATTTTAATGAATGTATGATAGAATATAGGGATGAGTTATATGAAGGAGAAGATAGTGACGACTTTGATGAATGAAGATGTAAAGAGTATAGATGTTTTAGGTAATGGTTATGTCAGATTAGTTGATGTCATGGGTTCTGATCTGTCTGTTGTTAATGCGGCTAGAGCTTCTTTTGCTAAAGAATCTGAAGAGATGTCTCAAAAAGATGCAAGACTTTTAGAGTTTCTCGTCAGAGAGAATCACATGTCTCCTTTCAGACATGCATTTGCTACCTTTGAATTTAAAGCTCCCATAATGGTTGCCAGACAGCATTGGAAGTATGTGGTTGGTTCTGATCATACTATGGATTCTTGGAATGAGTCATCTAGAAGATATATTACTATGGATCCAGAGTTTTACATACCGACGAAAGACCAGTGGAGATTAGCGGCAGATGATAAAAAGCAGGGATCTGGTGGTCCTGTAGATCCTTTTACCGGTTCTTTTTTGACGGAGGAGCTGGAGCAGTATGTCAAAAAGGGTGAGGAGCTATACAACTCCGCGATGAGTAATGGCGTTGCCCCTGAGCAGGCAAGACTTTTCTTGGCCGCCTACGGAATGCACGTTGTTTATCGTTGGTCGTGTAGCTTGCAATCTATAGCCCTTTTCTTGAATCAGAGACTGCAGGAAGATTCCCAAAAAGAAATTCAAGAGTACGCACAGGCGGTAAAAGATCTTATAACACCCAAGTTTCCTGTGAGTCTCATGTTGCTATGTGAGCAGTGATAATGGATACTGTTATAAAAACAATTATATTTACACTCATGCTGAACTGGTGTATAGGAATGCAGTTTTTAAATCAGGTTGCACAAGATAAGACTACTAAGATTTTATCCGTTGCTATATCTCTAGCTACCGGCGCTGCCGCAGCACTGTCTCTTCTGCTATAGTATGATTTCTAGAAAAGATGTTCAATACATGCAGCTGTGTCTTTCTGCTGCCGGAATATTTTCTACGTGTGGTAAAAAGAAATACTGTGCAGTTCTAGTAGATAATTTGGGCCACATAGTTGGTGTCGGATACAATGGTGGCCCCAAAGGAAGTGTTCATTGCGAAGATGGCGGATGCCCTAGGTATATGGAGAATAGTCCTAGTGGATCTGTGTATGATAATTGTATTGCTATACACGCAGAAGCTAATGCTTTCCTTCATTCGGACTACTCTTCTCGGGCTAAAAAACTTTATGTAAATGGACCCCCGTGCTTCGGTTGTGCTAAAATGATATGCAACTCAACCGTTGAAGAGGTGTATCATTTAAAGGATGACACATACTCTGACTGGAGTAAAGTGAAAGAGTTTTTGGAATCAAGTTCAGTTAAAGTTATAGAGGTGCCATATGCCCGCATCTAAACTCAATTATTTAGTGGTTTATGATAATCACAGTCAAGTGTATGGCTGTTCTTCTGCTAAGATAGCTCATGACAGCCCTCCTCCAGAGGGTCAGACAGAAGAAGATAAGAAGATATTTTTTATCACCTATCAGCCGGATACTAGTGAAGTTTCTTTACATAGGGTAGAAAAACAGGAAAAGGAAAATGAGTAAGTTAAAGAAAAAGCACAACAGCAAAATGCTCCCAGGAGATGCAGTTGTTGTTATGCCGTATAGTACGTTGATGTATTTGGCAGAGACTTGTGATATACTTGGGTCTGAACAAGCAGATGAATCAACGGCTCAAGCCTGGAGAGATATAGCTGATGACATTAGGATTCAATCAAATGAAACACATTATGTCGAACAAGAAGAAGAAGTCTGGTAATAGCTACACAACTTTTCAGCAGTACATGAATAGGTTTACGGAATTCTTTGATTCTGATGAAATATTAGAAGCACAAGTATTTTTTTCCTATATGATATTGGACGGCTTAGATCCAGAAGATGCTTTTGGCATGGCTGTTGATAGGAGATTTATATGATAGACCTTTGTATAGTTAACTATAATACTAGAGACCTTCTGAAAAGATTTCTAGATTGTCTACACTCTGATTTAAATCAGGGCAATAGATGTTGGACGTTAAATATAGCGGATAATGGTTCTAGTGATAACAGTCATGATTGGATCATGCAGAACGGTTTAACGTACGAGATATCTAGGTATTTTCAAAATCAAAATGTTGGCTACTCTTCTGCCTGCAATAATATGGCACATCATTCTACTTCTGAAATAATAGGTTTATTAAATTCAGATGTTTGGATGTCATCTTCTGATGTTAAAAAGATACAAGACATATTTGATCAGAACGAAGATATACATATACTTGGACCAAAGCAAAGAGATGAAAATGGTTTCATAACTCATGCTGGAATAGTTGGTACGAATACTGCTCCTAAACATAGGGGTTGGAGAGAGCATGATCCTGGAGATGAACTCTATAGGGATAGAATTAACTGTGTGACAGTTTCTGGCTCAGCCTATTTTATTAGGCGCTCTGTGTGGGATGCGTTAACTAATGATCCAGAGTATCGTAAAATGTTCCCTAATGCAGTCGGTGCATTTTTGCCAACTCCTCACTATTATGAGGAGACGTGGTGTTCGTATTTTGCTAGACACAGAGGCTATAATTTAGTCTATGATGGTTCCGTTTCTATAGGTCACAGTTGGCATAAGTCTTCTGCTGTCGGCGGACACGCTGATCAACATTTTTCTACTAGCAGAGAGATTTTTAGAGATGCATGTGATATGATAGGTATAGAGAGAGATTGATCATGCCAAAAAAAGTTTTTCTTTCAGGTGCAATTGAAGGTCACGAAGAGTATGGCCGTGAGTGGAGAAAGGTTGCTACTCACGAGCTACATCTAAGAGGCTATGATGTACTGGATCCTACTACGGTTTCAGATTCTTTTTATGAGACTCCTGAAGAAATTGTTGAGAAGAACTTGTTTCTCCAGAAGAGAGCTGATATAATTCTCGTAGAGTACATGATCTCAGATCGTCAATATATAGGTACAGACTTTGAGATGGCGTGGGCAAAGTTTCACGGGCAACCAGTGATAGTTTTCGCTTCACCGCAAGCATCTTCTAGAGTGTACCTAAAATATATGGCAACAAAACTTGCATCATCGATGCAAGATGCGATAGAGTATATCGCTGTTAACTACCCAACAAACTAACCCGAAAGGTTAATAATGTCAGAGAATAAGTACAAGTACTTCACGGTTACTACAACTGCAATCGTTAAGGCTCCTAATAAGACATCCGCTGAGAAAATTGCCATGAGCAATCGTCGTACCGTTACTGGTGTTAACGGTGAGCTCATCTATAAGGATGTTGAGACTGATCGGATTACTGCCGTTCAGGCTCGTCAGCAGCTGTCTAACTGATTAACTAATTTGTCGTATTGGAAGGGGGGAGGGTTAACGCCCTCCCCCCTATGGCGTAGATGTGAGGTAAAATGATCTATGCACAAATGATAGGAAGAAATGAATCTTCAAGATTTCTAGTCGACGTACTGGAAAGATTATCTACTCAAGTAGATAAGATAATATTTACTGATGATTGTTCTGATGATGACACTCCAGAAATAGCTTCTCAGTATGCAGAAGTGTTTAGAACTCCGGAGCAATTATTTAACGTTCACGAAGGAAAACTAAGAGCATTTGCGTGGTCAAATCTCTCTAAGTTTGCTTCCGTAGGTGACTGGGTTATCGCAATTGATTGCGATGAGAAGCTATTTCATACAGGAAATATGCCTATATCTGATGTATTAGATAATTCTCCTTTCGATGTGGTAAACGTTCGCTTTTATCACATGTGGAACGAGCATCAGTATAGGGTGGATAAGCTTTGGGCTCCTACAAATAGCTCTCGTATATTTAGGTATATGGAGGATGGGGCATTCTTGAATAGGGAGCTAGCATGTGGCTCTGAGCCTACCTATGTTAGAAATTGGATAGGCGCAAGAAACTTTTGGACTGACTCCAATCTTGTCATGCAGCATCTGGGATATATAAGAGACGAAGACAAGCAGTCTAAATACGAAAGATATTCGAATATAGATGGTGGTAAGTTCCACAACTTAGATCATATTAATTCAATTGTAGATGAAAACCCAGTTTTAATTAACTGGAGTTCATTAATCGAAAACTGATAGGGGTAAAAATGACTTTTTTAGATCCTAAGCACTCACTAATAAATTTAACTTATGCAATGAGCAATAAGCAAAAGTTTGCGTACATAAATGTACCCAAGGCTTCTATAGTTGCCTTGAGTAAGAATAGCGAAAACTCTTTTCCTAACTTCTTTGCCAAGAACGTTGTTACTTCGTTGAAGGCTAATGACAAGAACATCATGAAGGCTGTGTCCCATTCGCTTCAGTCAGACATAGAAGCTAATAGACACTATAAGATAGGCCTACATAAGGGCGGTGAGTATTACTATTCAAATATTTTTGAATACTATTATCTAAATGATAGAGATGTTATATCTTCTATATCAGATTTTTATATCAAGTACTCTAAGTCTGCTATCGTGACATTTCATGATAAGAAAATGGCTGCAAAACATTTTGGACACAATATTCACGTAATCAGCATCCCTTATTCTAACTACTACAATAAGGTTGATGACGTTTATGCGCAGCTTGCGGAGCTTGATGGTGAGTTGGACTACTGTCTACTTGACTGTGGTGTTTTTGGTTTAGGATTGTTACCTAAGGTTTGGAAGAATCTTAATGTTTCAGTCATAGATCTTGGTAAGATGTTGACTTTAAGTAAGGGGCATAAGCAAAAAGTATCATGAACAAGAATCGGAAGACTTACAAAAAAGTTGATCCCGATGACTTAGACTTTTTGACGGACCTTCTTTTTGATAGCGACCTCTCAATATCTGCTATAGCCTCTGAGCTTGATGTAAGCGTAAAAGAGGTTAATAGTATGATCAACCATCTTGGTCTTTCTTGGTTAAAAGAATCAAGAAAAAAGATGTCAAGAGGTCAGACAGCTTTAACTAACATTATGAAAAAGCTTCTTCCTGGAGAGGAAGTTGTTAATGAGTTTCATATTGGAAATAAGATGAAGCTTGATGTCTATTGTCCGAGATTTAAACTCGCTGCAGAGTATCATGGTCGTCAGCATTTCTACTTCACAAGTAGATTTTATGATTCTAAATATGATTTTGAGCAGGCTCAGAAAAGAGACGAAGAGAAAGTTCAGTATTGTAAGGATAATGGAATAGCTCTTGTTGTATTTAGGTATAACGATTCTCTGACTGAGCAGAGCGTTTATGATAGAATGTTAGATGCTATAAGAGATACTCCAATTGAGCCACGTATTCCTAAGAAAAAGTATTCTGTGGTTAATTCAGACTTCTATAAAGAAATGAAGAAGAAGAATTCAGAGTATCGAAAAGAAGCATATAGAAGAATGAAGGACTCTAAACTTGATGGCAATAGATGAAGAGCTGGATGTTCAAGAGACAAACTTAGAGTATCAGGTATTCGCACTCTGCTTTAAGGAGCAGGGTGCAATATCTTTTTTCAACAAGAATCTACCTGATGATATTGTCGGAATTGTTCATGGGGAAAAAGGTATTCACGAGTTTTACTCTGCTCTAGTTTCTTATCATAGGTCTACTGGTTTAGACGTGGTGGATCCCAACGCATTTAAGCTGTGGCTTTCAGACGAGACCGATATTTACGCTGCCCTTGGAGGATCTGAGGGTGTCGGTGTAATGATGTCTTATATATCTGATTTAGAGACTGCAAGCAAAGAGTCTTTAGCTGAGCTTGTTAAGCATAAGGCAAGTAAGAAGAAGCAGTCTAATTATTTAGATGAGCTTCGTCTACTAATATCTAAAAAGGGTCTTCGTAGTGATGAGGATATAGCAAGAATTAGTTTCTTGACTTCTCAAATCAACGAGATTGAGTCCCTTGTAAAAAGAAATCCTTTTGAAGATATAACCACTGCTAATGATATCTCTAGTAGAGCAGTAAAACTTCTTGATATACCAGACTTTGTTCCAACACAATTTAAGTCCTTGAATAGAGCCATGGGTTATACGGATGAGGGCGGCTTCTTTAAGGGGGCTGTGCATGCTGTCATAGCCCCCTCAGGTAAGGGTAAGAGCACTTTTGCTAAGTGTCTAGCTAATCACTGGCTGGATAATAATTATCGTGTTCTTTACGTTAATTTTGAAGAGGCTATAGGTCACTGGGAAAGAATATTAATGACTCAAATTTTAGGTCAGAATGTTTACTCGGAAGCAGATAAGTGGTCTGAGCAGCAGAAAAAAGAGAACATAAGAATTTTTCAGGAGAAGTTATCTCAATGGGGTGATCGTCTTATGGTTAGACATGATCCCGACACTCCTTATTTTGAGGATTTAGAGTCATGGCTTAGAGAGCTGGTTGGGTCAGATGCGCCAACTCCCGATGTGGTGATTATAGATACTATTCAGTCTATGTTCACGCGCGGCAAAGGTAAACCTCGTTGGGGTGAGTTTGAGGAGATGATGGTTAAGCTTGAGAAGCTTGCTAGAGACATGAATTGTGTCTTAATAATTACTGCTCAAGAGAATTCAAATAGAATGAAAGAGAAAAGAGAGGTTGTTCAGCAGTCTGATACCGGTGGTTCGCTAGCCATTCAACAGAAGTGTGCCGTCACTATCTTCATAACAGAGAAGCGCTTAGCAACCGATGACGATACTGAAGATGAGAACATAATGCAGCTACAGATACCTAAGAATAGGATTACTGGCTCTTCTTTTACTTATGATCCTCCTTTGGTTCGTTATGTTGACAGTAAGAAAATTTATGAAGATTATGAAGTTGTTGGAGATAGTTCTTATTCAGAGTCATCTGCTTTTAATGATCTTTTAAATGGAGAGGGATTTGACTAATGTTATCTTTAACTACAGATGCCATAAAAGATTTTCAGACCTGTGAAAGATTGTATGACTATAGGTATGTAGAACAGCTTTCAGAGAAGTTGTACTCTAGAGATATTTATACAATTAGGTTTGAGCAAACAATTAAAAATATATTGTATTACTTTTGGTACAAGAAGCAAGCTGGTATTTCTCCGTCTTTTTCTTCAATATTGAATCGGTGGGAGAAGTTGTGGTTTCCTAAGAATATGGATTCTTATGATATAATAACAGAGCAACACGAAAGCGCTTACGGCAATGTTGCTAGTTTAACAACTAAAGCTTCGTCAGTGCTCCTGAATTTTCATGAGAAATATTCTGACTATGAAATGATACCGATAGCTATTAGCGAAGACTATGTTGCTGTAGTAAATAAAAATGTTAGAGTTGAAGATACCTTTGATTTAATTTACCATAAGAATGGAAAAAACTATGTTGTAAAGTTTTTGTTCAACTATAGAAATGCCAATAGGTTTATGTATCAGGTAGATTTTGCGACGATGTATATTGGTTTTAAAAATCGTCATCCTTCCAAAGCTGCAGATACCCATTTTGGTTACATAGATCTTTTGTCAGATAACCTAAAGTTCAACGAGTATGATATTAGCCAAGAAGATGTTGACTCTGTTGAGTATTGGGGTGACGTAATATTTGAAAAAGAAGTTTTTGTTCCTAGAAGAGGAATGACTCCTTATTGTAAAAAGTGTCCGTTTGATGAGCCTTGCTCAAAGTGGAATGGTTGGAGATAGTATGGCTAAAAATATGTTAGATGAAATTATTGAATCTGGTTCAGATAATTTTGAAGATCAAGAAAATGATGTTCTAAAAGATATCTTAGAGGAAATAAACTATATTGAGAATGATGAAGTAAAATCTTTTGTTAGATCTGTAATGCTGAAAGCAAAGTCTTTTTGGACTATTCCCTCTAGTTTTTCTGGCAAGTATCATCCGCCAGATGAGCATGGTGAGGGTGGAAATCTTTTGCACACAAAGCGTGTTGTAAGAGTGGCTAGATCTATATGTGATTCTTATACCGTTACTTCAGATGAGAGAGATATGGTTATGGCTGCATGTCTTCTCCATGATGTAACCAAGGGAATTAGTTCCAGTGATGACGATATGTTTCACTATGATCCGATGCACCCATACACTGTTGAGGCTTTAGTTAAGAAAGCTATAGAGTACGATAAAGAGTATTCGACAGATGGTTCTTCTACTACCCTGTTCTTGAATGAAGAGGCTGTTCATACTATACTTAGACTGGTTAGATGTCACTTGGGCCCTTGGTCTCCGGTGCCAGAAACTTACCCTATAACTTATCTAGATTATATTGTCCATCTTGCAGACAATGTTGCCAGTAAAATACATTCTTATATTGAAGATAGTGAACTTATAAATGAAAAGTGGAGAAAAGACAAAGAGTCAAAGAATAGCTAATAGATATCATCTAATTAGTATTCTTGATTGGATTATTAAAGAGTCCGTTTATCATAGGACTCATTCAGATAATTTTACAGAAGATCCAATTCATGTTAATATTGATGCGGAAGAAATTAAGGCTGTAATAAAATGAAAGTACCCTCAGATCCTGACAAGTATCTGCATCAGTGGAGAAAAGTTGAGATAGCTAAATATGTGCCGTCTTTATCTAGGGTTATAAGGGTTAAAGATGGTGACAATCCTGTATTCTTAGATCTTGATGACATCAATTCATTTAGGGAAGAGAATAATAATACCGGCTTATATACGTCAATCTGGCATTACAATACTCCCAACATAGATGATGCAGTGAGATTGGGTTCTTTGTATTTTGATATAGATAATCAAGATATGTCGCAGTCATATTCGGAATGTCTACGACTGTATGAGTATCTGCTGTCCTTTGTTCCAGAGAATGCTGTCCTTGTGTACTTCACTGGCAAAAAGGGTTTTCATATAGAGTGTGAGGCTGTCACGCTGGGGGTGAATCCATCCAACAATCTTCCAAACATTTATAGATGGATAGCCGGAAAGCTGCAGAAAAAGTTAGAGCTTAGCAGTTTAGACTTTAGCGTTTATGATGCTAGAAGAATGTGGAGACTTGAGGGTTCAGTTCATCAAGATACTGGTCTGTATAAGAATCTTTTGTCTGATGACGTTTTCAGATCAGGTATTGACTCAATAGTTGAGTATTGCGGTGAAAGATCTGACAATACTGTTGATGAGCAGACTTTTGATCCTAAGGCTAATGAGTGGTTTCGTGAACATATCTATGATCTAGAGATAGACAAGGAAAGATCTAAGGACTTCATGGCTTATTTCAATAAGCATGGTTCTACTGCATTTAAGGAATATAAGGAGTACGATAAAGAGTTTACTCCCAAGAGATTGTTAGAGGGATGTACGGCAGTAAAAAGATTGTGGCAGCAGGCGATTGATACTAAGTTTTTAGAGCATGAGGCAAGACTGTTTCTTTGTTCTATTCTTTCATATAATGAGGAGTCTATTAAGTTTCTTCATGGAATACTCAGCAATTGCGAGGACTATAATGTTGAGAAGAGCAATAGCCATATTAACGACTGGATTAGAAGACGTCAGCTTGGCATAGGCGGTAGACCTTTCACTTGCGAGAGAGCAAATGCTGCAGGTGTCGGATGTGGTGAATGTTCGTTAGAGAGAAAAAATAAGTGGGTTAAGATTGGCGATAGGTATGTTGAGACAGACGAACCTACCTCTCCTTCGCCAATAAGATTTGCCTACGTTAGTATAAGAAAGGAGGTAGACCATGGCAGTGGAAAATCCTGATGATGTAGTTGGCGTTTGCTCTGAGTGTCATTCAGATCAGCCAGATAAATATATGTACAACAGCCCTTTTGCACAAGAGGGTAAGCCTGTCCCGTGCAAGTATTGTGGCGGGGTAGTTATTATTACTTATCGTGAGATTAGAAATGAGGCCTTAAAGGACTCAGATGGCGGTAGAGGAATTTCGTGAAAAATTGGACTAATCTTCATAACCATACTGTGTACTCCATGCTTGATGGACATGGGGATATAGAGCAGTATCTGGATAGAGCTAAGAAGCTTGGTATGTCAGGTATTGCTACTACGGATCATGGAAATATACATTCTTGGTTAGATTTTTATGATGCTGGCACAGCTGTTGGCGTAAAGCCAATTCTTGGTTCTGAGCTTTATCAGGCTAGGAAAACTAGATTTGATAGAGATGAAGAGGAGCGTTCTGGCCCTGCTAAAAACGAGTGGGAGCAGCGCGGTCCTTACCATCTGACTGTTTTAGCTAAGAATAAATCTGGTTATGATAATCTAATTAAGATATCTTCTCGCTCTTATTTAGAGGGCTATTACGTTAAACCTAGAGTTGATCATGATCTAATTTCTCAGCATAGTGATGGTTTGATAGTTCTTTCTGGCTGTCTTAATGGTGAAGTGGCTCAAGCTCTGCTTAGAGGGGATTATGACTTTGCTCTACAGTCTGCTGCCAAAATGCAGGAGATAGTTGGTAAGGAAAACTATTTTATAGAAGTTCATAATCATGGTTTGCGTGAGCAAATCGGTATCATATCTGATCTAGTTAAAATAGCTGAAACGATAGGTGCCAAAGTTGTTCCTTCTGGCGACTGTCATTATGTTCACCGTGAAGACGCTAAGGCGCATGACATTATGTTGTGTGTTTCTACTAACGCAACGATTCATACTGAAAATAGGTTTTCTTTTACTGGAGATAATTTTTATCTTCAGTCCTATGAAGAAATGTGTCAAACATTCTCTGAAGAGTGGTTAAGAAACAGTATGGATGTTTGCGATATGGTTGATTTAGACTTAAGATTTGGGGAAATATATTTCCCTGATTTTCCTATACCTACTGAAGAAACTTCTGTAGAGTATTTTGAGCGACTAGCTTGGGAGGGCTTAAAGAAAAGATATGGAGATCCTTTACCTAATGATGTTATCGAACGTGCGAAGCATGAAATCAAAGTTGTTAAAGAGATGGGTTTCCCTGAATACTTTTTGGTTGTTTCCGACCTTGTTAAATGGTCTAAGAATAATGACGTAAGAGTTGGATGGGGTAGAGGCTCTGCTGCCGGCAGTGTTCTTTCTTATGCTTTTGAGATAACGAATTTAGATCCGATTAAGTTCGGATTGATGTTTGAGCGGTTCCTTGTTGAGGGAAGAAAGTCAATGCCAGATATTGACCTTGACTTTGATGACCGATATAGAGACAAAGTTATAGATTATGCTAGAGAGAAATATGGTCACGATAGAGTTGCTCATATTTGCACCTTCAATAAGACTGGCGCTAGACAGTCTATAAGAGACGCTGCAAGAGCTCTTGGCTACGGCTTCTCTGAGGGTGACACGGTATCTAAGCTCGTCCCTCCGCCCGTTCTAGGCATCTCTAAGACGCTCTCAGAGTGTATGGACGTAGAAGATTTCGTATCCGAATACAACTCTAATCCTGTTTCAAAAGAGATTATAGATACAGCTTTTGGCTTAGAGGGCATTGTTAGGCAGACCGGTATACACGCTGCGGGCGTAGTTATTTCTCGTGGCCCACTTGTTGACTATCTCCCAGTCATGCAAAAGGGTTCTGACAATCCTCTGGTAACTCAGTGGGATATGGGTCGGGTAGAGCAATGTGGAATCCTTAAGATAGATTTTCTAGGTTTACGTAATTTAGGTGTTATAGATTCCTGTGTTCGCCTAGTAAAAAAACATAGAGGTATCGATATAGATGTAGAGGATATACCTCTTGACGATGAAGTTACATACAACGAGCTTTGTAAGGGTAACTGTATCGGTGTATTCCAGTTGGAATCTTCCTCCATGCGTCAGATGATGGTTGCGCTTCAGCCAAAAAGCATTGAAGACATAATGGCCCTGATCTCTTTGCATAGACCTGGTCCCATGGGCTCTGGTATGGACCGTGAGTATATAGATCGTAAGCATGGTCGAAGCAAAGTTACATATGAGCACCCGAAACTCAAAGAGGTACTAGAGCCATCTTTGGGGATCATGCTGTATCAGGAGGATGTTTTAGGTGTAGCAAGAGAGCTGGCTGGTTTCACTTCAGCAGAAGCTGATGATTTAAGAAAAGTTATTGGCAAGAAGTTGATGGACAAGATACCTCAAATGAGATCTAAGTTTGTTGAAGGTTGTGTCGATTCTTCTGATATAACTGAAACTCTTGCTAATAAAATATTCTCTGATATTGAATACTTTGGTGGCTACGGATTTAACAGAGCCCATGCCGCCAGCTATGCAATGATCAGCTACATAACAGCTTACCTTAAATCAAACTATACCGTAGAGTATATGGCTGCTCTTATGAGTTCTGTTGTTGGAAATAAAGACAAGCAGGCTTTATATCTTTCTGACTGTAGAAAGCTGGGTATAGATGTTTTGGCTCCGTCAATTAATAGATCAAAAATAGATTTTGAAGTCATTGATAAATCTACAATTATTTTTGGTTTGTCAGCTGTAAGTGGTATTGGACATTCTATAGCAGAAGCGATTGTTGGTTGTCAGGATGATGATCATCCTTTTGAAAATATATTTGACTTCTTTAGAAGATGTGATCCAGTTGTTTTAAAGAAAAGTACTTTAGAGCATTTGGTTCGAGCCGGAGCTTTTGATGAGCTTCTTATAGAAGATGCGCCAGAGGTTGGTAGATTAAGTGAGCTTGAAGTCTTAGAGTCAGAAAAGGATGAGCTTGGTATATATGTTACGGATCACCCGGTTGCAGGCATATGGGATATTCTTTACAAGAAGATTGATTGTGAGATTATAAATCTTGATGAGCAAGAAGCAGGTTCTCATATAAGAGTTGGCGGAATAGTCACATCAGTTAAAAACATTACGACCAAAAAAGGTCATAAGATGTATAAGATTGTTTTAGAAGACATATCTTCTGATGTTGAAGTTATTATATTTCCCCGCGACGCAAAGAAGCTGACAAGAGAAATACAAAAAGGTGATATATATATTATATCTGGAAACGTTGTTAAAGAAGGCGACGACGAGAATGCCTTAAACAAGTTATATTATTCTTCTTGTGAGCAGATTGATTCTCATATGATGTCTTCTGGTAGAGCAATGGTTTTTGAGGTAGATAAAGCACTCTCTGCCTCGGTTGTAGAAAAGATTTATGATATAATTAGTTCTGCAAGAGGTGATAGACCTGTGTTTTTGCAGGTTAATGAGGGTCGCCACAAATATTTGTATAAGTTTAATTTAGATGCTTCTCCTAAGGTTGAAGAATCTATTAATAGTATTATAAGCCTGGAGGTATAATGGCTGCTAAAGGAACGTACAGAAATCCTTCAACAAGAGATTGTTGGAGATTTTGCAATTCATGCAATCGTTGCGCAGACAAAGGCAAGCATGCTAAGTGTGCGGACTGTAGTGGTAGATATGACCCTGAGGGGCGCATAGATGCTGATAGAGATGATTACTGTGATTGTACTAGTGGTGTTTTAAGATGGAAGACTCAGCAGGGTCGTTTAATTATAACGCGCTTTAAGACTAATCCCTTTAAGGGTGAGGTTAGGTATCAGAAGAAGTCTGAGGATGAAAGAGACTGGGACTCTTACGTTAATGATATGCGTGAGAAGTTGAATGATCCTAACTGGAATCCTATTACGATATACGAGGAGTGATTATGAATAATTTTATTATTAATAAGATGAAGAAGGGCAATGTCACTATTGCCGAGTATGCAGATCCTAATACGAATGAACCAATTAAGACGTTTGTTTCTTGTGGGATTATGGGTTTTTATGCTGATGAGCAAGAAATGCACGACTTACGACTTCTTTTAGATTACTATATGAATATAGAAAGTATTTCAGATATCACTTTTAGTTAGGGGGTGTTATTGTGTGGCCTTATTTGGAAGATGATTTTATGGAGATCGGTGATACTGGCTGGGTTCCAGTCGGTGAAGGATCTTTTAGAAATAAGTATAATGGACATTTCTTAGATGAAATTGGTAGAGAGTTTGATGAGAGCGGCCAGTTGATCTTTGATCCAAATGAATTAAATTAGGAGTTGTATTGTCAATACCCGTTAAGAATTATGATGATTTAACTGATTTAGAAAAACTTGGTTTAGTAGATTTTTCTTATTCTAGAATAGACACATATAAGATGTGTCCTGCTAAATATTTTTATTCCTATATTTCTAAAGAGCCCAGGCAGTTTGCTCCTGCCGCAGTTCTTGGTAATATTGTTCATGAAGTATTTGAAAACGTTTTGGAAAAAGATAAACGTTTAGATCATCAAGAATTAAAAGTAGAATATAGTAAAACCATTCCTGTTTGGGACCCTAAGAATCAGATACCACAAGCACTGCTTGATGCCGGCAATGTGATTATCGATGAGTTTTATGATCAAAACTTTGATAAGACTTTTAATATATATGAAAAAGAATTAGGTTTTGATTTAATAATAGGATCTTATAGAGTTAGAGGTTTTATAGATAGAGTCGATATTGAAGACGATGTAGTCCATATCGTAGACTATAAAACTGGTAAGTGGGAAGTGTCACCAAAGGATATACCCACGAATCTTCAGCTTGGTATTTATGCTCTGGCTATGAAGAATATGTTCCCTGACAAGGACGTCTATGCCGAGCTCTATTATCTAAGGTCAGGCAGAAAAAAGGGTCACCTTTTTACTGACGATGATGTTGAGGATGTAAAGGTTCGTCTTATCAGAGAGATGAATAATATCGTGCACGACACTAATTTTACGCCCACTTCTAATACTAGGGTTTGTTCTTTTTGCGATCACGCAGCTTCTGGTGCGTGTGGAACCGGAGTTTTTAGAAATAGAAACAGGTAATAAAAAAGAGGGGGCCGGTTTCCCGACCCCCTCTTTTAAGGGTTTGGTATCAGAAGTCTTCGACTGGATTGTCGATTGAATCCTGAACCAGATCAAACTCGTCAAACTCGGTTACGAGCTTAACAGCGCGCTCGTGGCTAAAGCCCATGTTCAGTAGATCATCGATTGTCTGCTCGTTGATCTGCTGAATAACGCTGTTGGTGATGAGTGAAAGTGTGTTCATTTTTTCTTCTTTCCTTTATTGTTTGTGTTTACTTAAAAAATGTTGTATAATAAAGGTACTTGCAATTTCACGAGTGATAGGATACCACAATGGAACCATATGTTGTCAAGTCCAAGGACTTTTTTTTGGAAAAATCTTCCTTCGTTAAGCATCCGAACCTCAATAATATCAGAAACAAGTCGACGGATCAAGAGATTCTCGAACATGACGGAGTGATTAAGAGGAGTGCCGGTAATGCGTACAGGTATACCAGGACTGGATTCAGGAAGGATATAGGTCTGAATGTTAGATCTAGTTGGGAAGCAAATTTTGTTCGTGTTTTAAATATATATAAAATAGAGTTTGATTTTGAACCTACTGTTTTTGCTTTTCCTATTAAGAGGGGAACTAAAGCTTACACTCCAGATTTTTTTCTAGGGAACAATTCTGATTGGATAGAGGTTAAAGGATACTTAGATGATAAAAGTAAAATTAAACTAAAAAGATTTAAGAGGTATTATCCAGATGAGTTTTCTAGACTTACTTGTGTTATTGGAAAGTATTCCAAGGCAGCAAGAGAATTTATGGCAGAGATAGAAGTTCCGGCTGTTGTTTATTATGAGGATATTAGAGACGAGTATGCAGAATATATTATAAATTGGGAAGGTAAAAAATGACCGAGACAAAAACAAAAGATAAGGCTAAGCCTAAAAAAAGTTATAAGGAACAGTATTATTCTTTAGATGAAGAAGAAATGCAGGAGCTAATCAGGCTTGCCAAAACTGGCTCATCTAAACATCAAGAAGAATTGCTTAAAGTCTTCAGCAATTTTCTTACTAAATATTCTTCTCTTCTTTTTTATGGCAAGTATAATTTAAATGATTATGATATCCGAAGGTTTGTCTCTCTTTTTATAAAAGATCCTGGTACTCGTTTTTCTTTAATGAAACAAAAGTTTACTCCAGCCGTAATTAAAAATGTTAACGAGTGCATGAGGGGTATTCACTATATGGCAAGAAGGTATGGTGACGAAGAAGACATTAAGCAGACTGTGTATATGACTTTCTTTCAGTGTATAAATAGATATGAAAGAAAGGGCAGTATACCTTTTAGTGGTTTTCTTTATAGCTATTTTTTCTATTTATTAAAGAAAAATGTAGATATTTTTCTTATCGATCAGTTGGGTAGGAAAACGTTCCCGTTGCTAGCCGATGAGTCTACTGGTGATGAAGATTCTGAAGAGAAGCATGTTGGATTTAAGGCTGACCCGGTAGAGTATAGTTTAGAGCAGATGCTGGCGGCAGATAAGATAGATGAATTCTGGGTCATGGGTGAGTCAAACATGGTTCCGTTTGATAGACTAACGGTTCAAGAGCGGCAGCTTTTGAAGTGGAGGTATGTTGATGGGCACCGATCAAGTCAGATATCTCAAAAAATAAATGAACATCCCAATACTGTTCGTGAGCATCTGGTTAAGATACGCAGCAAGATCAAAGATGCTATAATTGAGTGTGATCTCGAAGAGTATGTGACCCTGATAGACATGGAGAAGTCTTAATGAACTTACAGTCTGTTGATAAGATCCAGGAGCTTTTATCAAGTTTTCTGGGTCCTCAGCTAAACGAAATAGTTACAGCCTACGCAGATGTCGATAGGCAACATATGTACTATGTGGAGATACCAGAGTCTGATGTGGTGGACTTGGGTATAGAAAACTTGGCTTCTCTAGTTGCTCGATCTTCGAACGTTTACGGTCGTGCTGCCAGATTTGCTGGCATAGCTAGGGCTCAGTACAAGATGCTTGAGGGTGCGTACAAGAAGGTTTATAAATCCAACAAGGTTGGCAAAAACGAAGATGAAAGAGAAGCTAACGCTATGAGTGCGGCCGAAGATGAGTATTCAGCTTTGGTTGTTTGCGAGGCTGTTGTACATCTTGCCGAGTCTATAGAGACTGCTGCAAGAATCGCTTCTGAGTCTTCTAGGAAGCTTATGGATAAGGTGCAGTCTATGCAGATAGCTTCTTATAGAGAAGAAAAAGGTTCTTATCTTGATTCAGATTTTAATACATATTAATAGGAGTCACAATGTTTATAGCTCATTATAAATCTGTGTCGTCTTCTGACGAGTTCTATTCGGAAAAAAGAGATGCGTTAGATTTTCCCACCCAGGTAGAGTACAATAGTGAAAGATATTCGTTGATAAGAACTATACAGGTTTTTACTTCGGCGCAAGAAAAAAGAGTATTGGAGACAGCAAAAAACTATGGTATCAAGTGCGGAGTTAGAGTCGATTGATGATTGTATTTGTAGGCTATCTGAAGTTCAGACTTCAATAGAATATTATCTTGTAAAGATGAATGAGGATGAAAGAAGTAATTATTCTATTTCCGAGATGCAAGACATGCTGTTAGACTTCCATTCCATTTTAACTAGGGATGCAAAGTGAATATAGAGGTTTTCTGCGATGGCGCCTCAAGAGGCCAAGGGCAAAAGAAGTTCGGTGAAGCTTCTTGTGGTGTTGTCGTTTACAAGAATAGAAAAAAGATAGCTCAGTTTGCTAGGGGCTTAGGTCCTAGAACAAATAATGAGGCTGAGTATGAAGCTGTTATAGCTGGGCTTTTGATTTGTTCGATGGCAGATTTGGTTGATCCAATTATCTACACAGACTCTGCGGTTGTTGCAAATCAGGTAAGTGGTAGATGGCGATGCAAAAACGCTGCCCTTATGCCACTTCTGATGACGGTTGAAGAGATTAAAGCCGAGTTTAATTTTAGAGTTGTTCAGGTTCCTAGAGCTTTTGTTTGGGAACCTGACGCTTTAGCTAATGAATTTTTAGATCAACTTCAAGACAGAAAGAAAAGCATTTCTAAGATATAGGTGATATAATATGCGTGTGAAAAGAGATGGATTCAATCCTAATAAACCAATTATTCTAGGTTTGGCTGGCAAGGCTGCTACAGGTAAAACGTCTGTTGCTGAGGCTATATCTCCCAAGGCTAGAATTGATGCCATGGCAAATGCTATTGTCTGGGATCACATATTTTTTGCTCTTCCTTTGTATGAGCTGGCTTCAATTAAAAAGGGTGTTCGTGGTTCTCGTCAAGAGATACGTCAGATGTATGGTATACATGAAACCCTATATAATATATTTGGGAACTCACCTATAGGCGACGTTCCTCCATATGATGATATGGCTTCTATGGTTAGAGATATCTACCATTTACCGATAGAGCCAGAGGGTATTAAACCCCGTTCGTTTTTGCAGAAGGCTGGAGATATTTGTCGAAGCCATGATGGCGAGTGTTTCTGCAAGTGGGCTATAAGAAAAGCTAATGATATGCACCTGTCTTATATTAGGGGTCTTCCTGAAGATGTTGAAGCTAAGCCTTTTTGTGTTATAGTTTCCGATGTTCGTTTTCTAAATGAAGCTCAGGCAATCCTTAATCAAGAAAATGGTGTAGTTGTGTGCTATACTGCATCCGATGACGTTCGTAATGAGCGCATGTTTGCTAGAGATGGTCACTTTATGACTGAGGAGCAGATGAATCATATTTCTGAAAAACAGACAGATGAGATTTGCGATATTGCAGATCTTGTTATGAACACAGATGAGCTAACCATTAAAGAACAGGCTTCCTTTACTCTTGACTACATCACTAGCCTGGTTGGTGTTTATGCCTAAGATAACTCCAACAGCTGGCGAGCAATCAAATAATCCTTCTATTGAACAGGTGGTAGATATTTTGTCTAGTGAATTAACAGTTTCTAATAACCCGGTTTTTATTTGTGGTGTTAATAGAAAAATAAATATAGGTAACTTCGAAAACATTGATGTTTATGCAGGTATAACTTTACCTCTTAGCGGTGTTTCTCTAGAGGATAAAGAAGCTTTGCAGGCAGCTGTTGAAGAGGCTGCAGCTTATGGTTTCGGTTTGGTTTCTAAGGAAACTGGTGAAAGATATTTACTAATTAAAGAGTCACAACAAGGAAGTTGATATGCTAAATATACTTAAAAAGTTTTTTAGAAACATAGTTCCAAAAGAAGATAAAAAGTTCACTGTATCTAATGTAGATTTAGGTAAAGATGAAAAGATTGTAGATTCTTGTATTGGACCTATAAGATCTAAAATAGGTGGACATGATCTCGATGATAATGTTGAGCCAAAAGAGCCTGTATTAGAGGCTTTAGATCCTGTGGTTCCCGAAAAGGCTAGTGAACCTGTTAAGAAGAAGCCTGGTAGACCAAAGGGCTCGGTAACTAAAAAGAACGCTAATGCCAAGTCGCCAGATGTTAAGCCTGTAGCGAAGAAGACTCCTTCTAAGAAGACTCCTGCAAAGAAGACGCCTTCTAAAAAATAAAGTTTTTCTGCATATTATGCGGCTTTTAGAGAGGCTAACCCCTCTCTTTTTGCTTTTATGTAATTACTATAATAATAATCCATTTGAAAGGATTTTGATATGGCCGATAAAAAAGGTTTCGGTATGAGAACTAGTACCGATAATAATCACTATAAGCTTTTAAAAGATTCTACTATGAATGTTCAGGATCTTCCTAGAAAAGGCGGAGAGTATTCTGGTCATTGGAAGAAGGCTCCTAAGAAGAAGAAGTAAGTATGGCTATTAAAAAGCTTATTTACATTAGTGGACCTCGTATGGGAACTAACAACCAGAAGTCTAATGGTCCTGTACTGCCCTACAAAACTAAGAAGAAAAAGAAAAAAAGGAAGCGAAATGGCAAGTAAAAAGGATCCAAGGCTAGAAAGGGCGGGAGTTTCTGGGTACAATAAGCCCAAAAGAACACCTAATCATCCCACCAAGTCTCACGTTGTTGTTGCCAAAGAAGGCAGTAAGGTGAAGACTATTCGCTTCGGTCAACAGGGTGTCAAGGGTTCACCTAAAAAGAAGGGTGAGTCTTCTTCGTATGCAGCAAGACGGAGGTCTTTTAAGGCGCGTCATGCAAGTAATATTAAAAAGGGCAAGATGTCTGCCGCCTATTGGGCAGATCGTGTTAAGTGGTGATTTAGATGGAAGCCATTGTTGTTGCCGCCATTGCTGCCGTGGGTACTGTTTTGGCAGCTCTTGCTCAAAGTAATCGTAAGCAGATTAAAGAATCTCGTGTAGAAAATCGCGATGATCATAATAGGGTTGCCGGTCTTTTGAGTAACGTTAAAGATGAGCTTTTAAACCTTCATCATAAGATTGATCATGTGGATGAGCAGGTTGATAAAGTTGAGGGGCAGATGCATGATCATATGATGTGGCATTATGAGAAGTCTGATCCAACACCTGCGAAAAAAACTAGAGCAAGAAAAGGCCCAAACGGTGCATAAGCCGGGCTGTGGTTGTACGGCTTGTACGATGAGGAAGACATCAGATATGAAAAAGAAAGAAAAGTTTTCTATCATAACTGTTTATGATAAGGACCCAGATAATAAGAATAGCGCTTATTGGGGTATGGGCATAAATAAGAAGAGAAAAAAAGGAAAGAAATAACATGGCTAAAATGACAAGAAAATCTACCAAAAAAGCTGCACCAAAGAAAAATGCAGCCAAGAAAGATGACATGGGTGGTTTAACTGCCGCACAAAAGAAGCTTCCTCCTGCACTCCGTGCAGCTATCATGAAAAGAAAAAAGAAAAACGGTAAGTAATGGCTACTAAGAAGAATGATAAAAAGTGGATTCAGGGAGCAATTAAAAGACCTGGAGCTTTTACCGCTAAAGCTAAGAGAAGAAACATGACGGTGGCTCAGTTTGCTCGAGCGGTAAAAAAGAATCCCACTAGGTATGATGCGACAACTAGGCGGCAAGCAAACCTTGCTGTTACGCTGCGTAAGATTTCTAAGAAAAAAAAGAAGTGATTAAGGAGTATAATTATGGGTAGACCATATACAGGTTTTGATCAAATTTCCGGCGGTAAAAGAGCCGGATTTGAAACGTTTATTGATCTTTTAGAGGCACATTTTGGCCTGTGGAACAATGGAACATATGGTGTCCGTAAGAAGAGGGGTAAGTCTTCTTACTCTGTTCATGCTACTGGTCGTGCCGGTGACTTAAGCTGGAGAGGTGCCCCTTATCGTGGCCCCGGTAACTACGATGCCGCAGTTCGCATGATGGACTTTTTAGCTACCCATGCTGATGAGCTTCATGTTGAAGCTATCTTCGATTATTATCCTGGTCCTTTTGGTCGCGGATGGAAGTGTGATCGTGGTGGCTGGCAAGTCTATTCTAAGAGAGCTTTCAGTGGTGCTCCTGGAGGAGACTGGGTCCATGTCGAGGTCAGCAATGCTAAGGCTGATGATCCCCAGTATTACATTGATACGATGAAGCGTCTTCTTGGCGATTCTCCCGTAGCAGTTAAGCCTTCTGCTGCTGCACCTCCTCCCCCTGCTCCTCCAAACAAGAAGCCTTGGCTTACTCGTGGTTCGAAGGGTGATGATGTTAAGGAGATGCAGGCTATTGTTGGTGCTGAGCCGGTAGATGGCGACTTTGGACGTAAGACCGAGGAGGCGGTTAAGGCCTGGCAGGCTAAGCACGATCAGCATGTTGATGGCATTTGGGGGCCCGGTTCGGCAAAACATGTTAAAGAAAACTGTGACCATGAGACTACGCCTCCAGCTGATAATGCTGATCCTGATACAGCAGCAGAGGAAGCTCCAAAGTATCCTGGGCATTCTGTTGCTCGTGGTCACGAACACGCTGATGAAGTTAAGCTTATTCAAGCTAAGGTTGGCGCTAAGCCCGATGGTGATTTTGGTCCTGCTACCGAAAGAGCCGTTAAAGCGTGGCAGAAGGCTAATGGTAGATTGGCTGATGGTATTGTTGGCCCCAAGACATGGGAGGCAATGTTCGGCTCATGAAAGAGGAGAAGGATATGAAAGAGAAAACCATGTACGTCCTTGCTGTTGGAGTTATGCTGGCGATTCTCTTCGCCATTGTCGGTGACTATCTGGTCGCCGCTATTGAGACTCAGACGACTGGCGAGGCCGTTGAGGTTTCGTCTGACGTGATGACGCTCGTGCAGACTGCTCTGGGCGGCGTCATTGGCATCATCGGTGGTTACTTCGGCGCTAAGGGCATGAAGAAAGACGATGATTGATGACTAGGCAAAATAAGCCTACTAACCCTAAGCTTTGGAGTCAGGCTAAGTCTATGGCTCGGTCAAAGTTTACTGTATACCCTTCTGCCTATGCGAATGCTTGGGCTGTAAGATGGTATAATAAGAGGGGGGGCGGTTGGAGAACTGTCAGTGCTACAAATCCAAGAGGCAAGAAAAAGTCCACTAGAAAGAAAAAGTAATGGCTGGACCTAAGGGCGTTGGTTTAACTAAATGGTTTGATCAAAAATGGGTTAATATTGGCGCACCTAAAAAGAATGGTAAGTGGCAAAAATGCGGTACCTCGGGTAAGGGTGGAGGCTATGCTAAGTGTGTCCCTGTGGCTAAGGCTAACTCTATGTCTAAGTCTCAAAGGCGTAGCGCAGTCCAAAGGAAAAGAGCTAGCGGTACTCCTACTAAAGGAAAAAAGGGGCAAAAGCCTAAGAACGTTTCTACTTATAAAAAGAAGAAGAAAAGATAAGATTCTTTTAATATGCAGCAAAATGACTTTGATGGATTCATGCCTGCTTTGCATGATGTCGAGTTGACCGAAAAGACTTCTATGATAACTACAGAGGGAGATCTTATAGACGGTCATATTATTAAGCTGTCTTTGGGTGATGACAGTCACGTCATTTGTTCTGCTACTGTAGATCAGCTTCAGAAATTATTTTTTCTCCTATTGAAGACACTTGGTTGATTTGTGCTATACTATTGCCGTGTATATAGGAGAGGTGCCAGAGCGGCCGAATGGGGCGCCCTGCTAAGGCGTTGATCATGCAAATGATCCGTGGGTTCAAATCCCACCCTCTCCGCCAACAAAAGTTAGGTATTACATATGGCTAAAATATTATACTACGATATAGAGACGGCACCTAATCTGAGTTATGTTTGGGGTCAGTACGAACAAAATGTTATTGATCATGAACGTGAATGGTATATGTTGTGTATCTCTTATCGTTGGGAGCATGAGAATAAATCACATGTTTGCTCTCTAATTGATTTTCATGATGCGTATAAGAAAGATCCGGAAAATGACTATCATGTAGTTAAGAAGTTGTGGGATCTTATTGATGAAGCTGATATCATTATTGCTCACAATGGTGATCGTTTCGATATGCGTAAAGCTAATGCTAGATTTGTTTATCATGGTTTTGGTCCAACGTCTCCCACTAAGCAGATAGATACCTTAAAGGTAGCCAGAAGATATTTCATGTTTAATTCTAATAAGCTTGATCATCTTGGTGAGCATCTGGGTATTGGTAGAAAGGTTTCTACTGGCGGTTTTGAAACATGGGCCGGCTGCATGAGAGGTGACGATAAGTCATGGAAGATTATGATTAAGTACGCTAAGCAAGATGTTGATCTTCTTCGTGATGTTTACATGAAGCTTCGTCCTTGGATGACAAATCATCCTAATCTTAATGTTTATGATGGTGGATGTAATTGTCCTACTTGTGGTTCCTCTAGTTTGCAACGTCGTGGTCAAAGATATACTCAGGTTGCTACGTACCAGCAGTGGTATTGTAATGACTGCGGTGCTTGGTCTAGAACTCGTTTGATGGATGAAGTTGAGCGTCCAGGTATAGTGTAGTCATATTATGAAAGTACTAGTTTTTGGTGCTGGTGGAGTAGTGGGGCAACACATGATGCATCAAGCACCGGAAGAAGTTGAGCCCATATATACAAGAACACTAGGCGATGATAGATATTGTAAATTCATTTATGGGGAAGATAGTATAAATGAATTTTTAGATTTTCATAGACCCAATTTAATTATAAATTTGGCTGGAGAAAATAGAGTTGATATTGTAGAGTCTAGTCCTGAAAGATTTTATGACATCAATGTTCTTATGCCATCTGAAATAGTTGAGTGGTGTAATCGTAATCAATCTTATTTAATACAGTGTAGTACTCAAGCAGTTTTTTCTGGAAATAATCCACCTTATAGCCCCTTAGATCCAGTTGATCCAATTAATAAATATGGTGAACAAAAATCTAAAGCAGAAGATATTGTATTAAAATATTCAAAATCACTCGTAGCTAGATTAACATTTGTTTTAGGGGCTAGGTACTTTGTTGATATAGGTAGAAGAAATCCTTTTGAAGATATTATGGAAAAAGATAATCAGCTTCAGGTGGATGATAGGTTTTTTTCCCCTTTATTTGCACACGATGCGGCGTCGTCTTTGTGGGATCTTAGTTTGAATTACTTAAATTGGTCCAAGAAAATAGTTCATTTAGGTCATCCAACTAGATGCACAAGATTTTCAATAGCATCTGATACAAAATATCATCTTCATGGCATTTTGGACGCTAAAATCATGGGTGTTTCACATGAGTATTTTTCTGGCTTAGCTCAAAGAGCATACGATACAACTTGGGCATATAACGATTGCATTTATAATGATAGATATGAAGAAAATTTATTAACAGCATTTACGATATGGAGTAGAATAAATGATAAAGATAGAAGATAGAGCAAAAGATATATCAGATTTTTTAGGCGTATCATATGAAAGTGCGTATGAAAGATTGAAAAAAGGTTTTCATTTTAATCACTCAGAAGTGGCAAAAGATTTTATTCAAAAAAATGTTGATGTTAACGATGGTTCTGCGCTTTTAAATTGGTATAAGACCTCTGATGCGTACGTGTGGGAGCTTTCTGCTTATCACTTAGAGGAAGCGTTTAATTACTCTGGTATGTGTAATGGAATTGCTTCTGGTCTTACTGCAACTAATAGAACTGAGGCCTTAGTTTTGGGTGATGGTGTTGGCGATTTAAGTGTAGTCATGTATGATCAAGGTATAGACGTAACTTATCACGATTTAGAGGACAGCTTGACCGCTCTTTTTGCAAAAAAGGTTTTCAATTCTAGAGATATAAAGACAAGATTTACATCAAATTGGGAACCAAATCTTGGCTATAGAGAATATAATGCAGTTGTTGCCCTAGATTTTTTTGAGCATCTTATTAATGTTGAGGAGTGGGTTAATGCAGTTCATAAGTGTATGAAAAAGGAAGGTGCGTTTATAGCTCAAAATGCTTTTGCAATAGGGGACGCAGAACATGGTAATTCAATACCTATGCATCTTTCTGTCAATAATAGATTTGAAAATGATTGGGGTCCATTGTTGGAGTCTGTTGGTTTTTATTTGCACGATAATGGAACGTGGTGGATTAAAAAGTGAGAATAGATTTCGGTACTGCTAGCTATAATAACCCGGTAAAATTAGATAAGGCCATAACTGCCTTTAGGCAAAAATCTAAGTCAGATTGGCGCCTGCTTGTTGTAGATAATAATTCTTCAGACGACGGTGTTCGTGAGGTGATAGAGCGTCATATATCTCAAGATAGTAGGATTGTAGCAGAATTTAATAAAGAGAATTTAAGATATGTAGGGGCAGTAAATAGAATATTGTCTTGGGCAGAAACTAATAATGTTGGATATATAGACAACGATGCTTATATAGAAACAGATGCATGGGATATCAAGCTTTCTTCTTACCTTGAGTCTAACCATGAGGTTGGGATGGCATTTCCTAACGGAGGTGCCTATCCAATTAAGAGACCTTCTTATTTGGAGATTTTGTGGGGTGTTGGTTTTTGTTGGATTCTTAATAGGCAGAGATTTTTAGAAATAGGTGGATTTGACACTGAAATAGGCCATCAGGAAGAGGTGGACTTCCAGACTAGGCTGCATTTAGCAGGATATAGATGTGTTGCAGATCCGTCAGTTAGGGTTAGTCATGATTCAACCGCATCTACCGATCCATCTGCCAGAGAAAGAATTAATAATGGAGTTATAAACTGGGTAAATAAATGGAATGAATATTTTGTTGGTCCTCACGTAAACTATTATAGTCCTAATGTAACTAGATTTGAAGATTGGCATGCGATATACTTAGAGGAATGGTATCAGCAGCAGCCAGAGCTTCAGGGGATAAATGATAATCCAGAGACTATTTTTATAAAAGGTTTAGGTAGAGAAGTGGATTTAATAAAGGTCCCTAGATGGCAAAATTTGTATAGAGGAAGAATAATATGAGATTAGAAACCATACCTAAAGGTGATGGAATAAAGGTCGTTATAGGAACTAGAACATATTTAGGTCCAGATTGGACACACGTTGATATAGATCCAACTCCACTGTATGACCATGTTAATAGTAAATATGTTCCTGTTGATGTTGTATCGGACGCTAGAAAGATAAAACTACCTAACGATTATGCAGACATAGTATATACTTCTGAGTGCCTAGAGCATTTTCCTTGGAAGGAGTATAAATCTGTTTTAGCAGAATGGTGTAGGATATTGAAGCCAGGTGGAATGATACGTGTGGAGGTTCCAGACTTCCTTCTTGCTTGTCAGCAGATACTTTCTTGGGACTCGCTAGAGGGGGATCGCGCTATGCAGCAAATATTTTTTGCCGAGCAGCTAAACCAGTTTGATTTTCATTTTGTTGGTATAACACATAGGATGTTGGTAGATGATTTTGAGTCTATGAATTTTCATGTGATTGATGTTAAAAGAGGTAATGAATGGGGATGGCTGAAAGTAGATGCTATTAAACAATGATTTTATATTACATGTTATAAGGGATGTTTTTGGGACTTTTAAGTCCCCAATTCTTTATGGATACGATCCAGATCTATATGCACAGTTCTGGAGCCCTCAACATAGCATGGGTGTACATATGTACTATAGCCATGATGTTAACAGTCCAATGGAAAAGTCTGTTTTTTGGAATATTCAAAATGAGTCTTTGAATCCTTTGTCTTTTGATTATAGTGATTTTTTTGTTTCTATAAATTATAATTTAAATATACCTTTTCACTTGTCTGAGTCTTTTGCTGGTCATGTTAGACATTTTCTTAAGACCGGAAGCAAATGTCTGATAGTTAATCCTGGTTCTTGGGCAGATTATTTTGATCAGATTATGACTCGCTGTTATGATATAGAGAGAGAAGTTAAAAGATTTTCTATGTTTAAAAATCAAAAGGTTTTTGTGTATGAAAATATATGATTGTTTTACATTCTATAATGAAGAAGAGATGTTAAAGCTAAGATTAAATGAGCTTAATGATGTTGTTGATTACTTTTTTATTGTAGAAGCTGATAGAACTTTTACTGGCAAGGGTAAGGAATTCTATATTGATCAATATGATTGGATAAAAGATTTTGATCATAAAATAATTAGATCTTTTATTTCACTATATGATTATAGGAATGGCGACAGTGCTTGGGAGGCAGAGTTTGCGCAGAGAAATAGCATAAGTGAAGTAGCCAACTATGCTGATGGCATGGACGTATGTATTATTTCTGATGTAGATGAAATACCTAGGCCAGATGTTTTAGCTTCTTCTAGAATATGTTTTGATTTAGAAACCCCTGTTCAGCTTGATGTTGATCAGTATTTTTGGGGTTTTAATTGGTTGACGCCAGCTCACTGCAATAATGGCGGAAGACCTGTTGTTTGTAGGGTTGATGATTTAAAGCTGTATTCTCCTCAGGAAATGAGAGCAGATTCTCAAATGAAGAGAATACCTGACGCTGGGTGGCATTTTTCTTTCTTTATGGATCTTGATTATATAGTCAATAAAATTGAGTCGTTTGCCCATACCGAATATGATTCTGAGGAGTATAAGAATTTAGAAAAAATTCGTTATAGAATCATGAATGGAATTGACCCGTTCGATAGGTTTCCGCTAAAATATAAGGAAATAGATAATACATACCCAAGATACGTTAAGGAGAAATACCTTGCCAAAGCCCAGTAAAAATCAAAGAGTGGTTAATGATCCGGTTAAGAAAAAAGTTCTTCCGGGTAAAGCAGTTTTATATGTTGGTACTTATGGCGTAATTAAACACTGTCCAACTTGTGGCAAGGGAGTTAGCCGAGCAATTATGTGGGAAGAAAATGATACCATGTATTGTTCTAGAGTTTGTATTCCAAAAAAAGCGGAAGTTGAATAATCTATTACTATTTAAGTATAGTATCTGGAGGTTTTATGAGTACAAAAAATGGAGAATACTGGTTGGCTTCTTTTCTTTCTAATATAGAGGAAGAAGAGAAATGGAAACTTGCGCCAGCAGAAAAAGAATTTGCAGACTCCCTGCTTTCTATAGCAGCAAAGTACGGTAAGCTAGCCGATGGTGATGAGAACGGTATCTGGGTTGGTTATGAAGGTCCTGAGGAGAACGACGACGCAGCCATAGGCGTTAAGTGTTCTAACTGTTATCTTCATGAGTCTGAGGTTGTCTGTAAGATAGCTAAGGTCGCTATACACCCAGAAGGCAAATGCAGACTTGCTGTTATACCTCCTGGTATGGTCTCGATGAATGATGATGACTCGAAAGATGACGATTCTTACGACGATTAATAATATCTGACGTTACTATTCCTTCTGACATATAAATATTCTTTGGAGGGAGTATGAAAAATATTCTATTAAGGATACTGGCAGCTTTTGCTGCTTCTGGTTTAGGCGTTGTTGGTGCCGGTGCAATAGCTGGCATTGAGCTTTGGAAAGCTGTTTTGATGGCAGGCATTGGCGGTGTCGCCTATGTTGTTGAAGGGCTGGCTAGAGCCTATATGGACGACGGTGTTTTAACTAAAGAAGAGATTGACGCCGTGTTTAATAAGGTTGATAAGAAAGCTAAAGCTGACTAATCATCTTTACTTGTTATTATAACAGCAAGGTGTACCACCAGTGCTGCTATAGACATCCATAGACCCCATTTTAGTGTGTCTCCACTTAATGTGATGAGTACTAGGCCTGTTCCTGCTAGTGTCCAAGATAGGTCTCCCATTTCATTCCATATTGCTATAAGCTTGTCTTTTATTTTTGATAGGTATTTCATAGGGGTAAATTCCCATTTGTCAGCCATGACTCATCCTTTCTTTGAGGTAGACCAGAACACCATACCCATTCCAGCACCAAGGGTGAGTAGGGCCCATATTAATAATGACATTTCGCCACCGGTTACTGGTAGCATTGGTTGAGGGGCAGGAGCGACCTCGGTTGGTTCTTCAGCTTCAACTGGAGCAGGTTGCTCTATGGGCTGTGATTCCTGTTCTGGAACTTTGGCAGGCTCTGGCTGAATTTCAGTAAGCTTTACTGCTACCTGAGAGAACTCTTCAGGCCCCCAGCCCTCACTGTTTTGTGCCGACACGGCGAACGTGTACTCTACGCCTGGCTCAAGACCTGTAAGAACGCATGACAACTCGGTTGTTACGCACGTTCCTCCATCTGGTATGCTACGAACTCTGTATCCGGTAATTGGACCGTTTCCATCTTGCCATGGAACATCCCATTCTAATATTACCGAATCAGTACCAGCGGTTGCCCATGGCCATGGTGGAACTGGACCTGGAACCCGAGGAGCAGCAGGTTCTGCAGAAGCAGTAGGTGTAGGACTGGGGCTGGGCGATGGGGCTGGTGTGGGAGCTGGATCAGCATCCGGTGCAGGAGTGGCTTCAGCAATGGCGCCCATAGATACCGGCACCTGACGGGAAGTGCCATTCAACGAAATCGTCAACGTTTCATCAGCCTGATTTTCGCCAGTCACAGAAATTGTGCAAGAACCACCAGCCGGGATCGTCGCTCCACAATCCTCCGAAATCGTGAAATCCGTGCCAGTGATTGAAATGCTGTCCACGGTGATGTCAGAACCACTGGTGTTCTCAATCACAATGTCATTCGTCTCACCAGCCGCATCAAACTCAATCGCGGTCAACGAGAACGACGCCACATAACAGTTGGAGCCGCCAGTAAGCAGCCCGCTGTACGTGGAGAGGAAGATGTCGCCACTCTTCTCGTACAGGAACATCACATCA